ATCCGAGATTCGTTTATTCCTTTCAAACCTTAACGACGATTGGGCGCCTACCAATCTCGCCCTAATCAAGGAGCAGGCGCTTGACTTCTTCCGCCTCGCCGGCATCAAGAAATTAAGGGACGATATCGATCGCGCCCTGCTTGTAAGGGATGCGGCGCGTGGCGAATCAATCGTGGCGCAGTATGTGGCGCCGGCGCCAGTTCACAGCACAACAGTTTCTTTGTTCTCCCCGCAATCCGCAGCCGTTGTCCGCGATGCCTTCAATGAGGAATCGGAAGTCCTCCTGACTTATGAAGGAGATGCCGGGCTGGTATTGGGCACGATGGCGCGTGAAGACTTTGTGGCATTTGGCGCCCCGCCGAAACGCGGCAAGACGTGGTGGCTTATTAGGACCGCCAGGGATTGCGCGAAGGCAGGGCTCCGGGTGCTTTTCTTATCGCTAGAAATGAAGCAGGCGCAGGTTTTAAGGCGTTTTTGGCAATGCTTTACCGGATGCTCGCGCAAGGGCGAAGAAGCGCGTTATAGCGCATTTATGGAGAGTTCTCCGGGGCGTTTTACAATAGTGCCGGGGCAGCTCAAAACCAATGCGCCAAATCTTGATGAAGGGCAAATTGAAGCCGCGATGCGGAATATGGCGATGTATTATCGCGGCGACCTGCGCATCCGCACCTATCCGTCCAACTCGTTGACTATTGCCCGACTGAAAGAAGATCTTGATTCGATGGCCTTGTATGAGCATTTTGTCCCGGACGTTATCGTTGCGGACTATGCGGACATTTTTAAGCATACAACGGCAGCGAAGGAAATGCGCGACCGCATTAACGACACTTGGGTGTCCCTCCGCGGGCTGGCTTCCGAAAGGCACGCGCTTGTGGTCACCGCCACCCAAACCGGGCGTGCGACTGTTGGCGGCCAAAAGGATGCTGAAGAAAGCGACGTGGCGGAAGACATCCGTAAAGTGGCGCATGTCACCAAGATGATTATGATCAACCAAAACGCGACCGAGCGTGAGCAAGGGCTGTATAGATTAGCGTGTAATACAACGCGCGATGAGCCCGTGGCGCCTTCGCAACTTCTTTGCACCTCCTGCCTTGCAATCGGCGAGCCTATGTTGGATGCGCATATGATTTCAAATATCGACTACCAGTCGGAAGAGGATGAGGAAGAGCCGAGACGCAAGGCGCCAAGTAAAAGAGGATTCAAACTATGAAAATCAATGGCAAATTCCTGAAAGCCGCCGTTGCGAAGTGCGCAGCAGGCGTGGAAGCTGGAACCGGCCTCACCCAAGCAGGCAAGGTCATTTTCGTCCCCGGTTTTATTATGGGCATCGGCACCAGCGTCAATGTGCGCGTGCCGGCGCCTGAAGTAGACATCGCCTTTATGGTGGACAAGGCTTCTTTGGACAAGGTCCTTTCGAAGGCAACCGGGGACATCGATATTAGCCGCGATGGTGACCGCATTGTCCTCAAGTATGGTCGTTCAAGGCTGGCGTTGCCCTTTGCCGATTTACCGCAGACGCTGGCGGAGTTCCCGGAAGAATGGGACGCGGTCCCGGGGAATTTCATTGCCAAGCTCAAAGCGGTGACATTCCCGAATAAGACCGGATATGCAGGCGTTGCGTGGGACTGTGGTGCCTATGCCGGACTCATCAGCACGGACTCGATCCGCATTGTCACGGCGGATTGTCCGAACCTGCCCAAAGGGGCTTGGCTACCTGACGCTGCTGTTGCGGCGCTCACCAAGGCTGGAGGTGAATGCACGGGGATTGTGAATGATATGCCCTATATCCACGTCCAGTATACGGATGGGACAGTTTGTTCGGTATTGTATCGCGCTATTGGGGACTTTCCGATTCCTGCCCTTTGCCAATACATTGATTCGTTTGATGGCGGCGAAGTGGTAGCCGAAGGCGAATTGGGCGCCGATGCGCTGGAAGCAATTAAGAGCGCCGAGACCTTTACCGACGTGTTCGACGCGCAAATGCCGGTCCACATTGCTTTCGAGCCCGGCAAACTCGTTGTCCGTGCGGAAAACGCGGGCGGGGAATTTTACGGGGAGGCGGAATGGGCTGGCGAATACACCGGACATTTCACGGTGGACGCAAGGCCGTTCAATGCGATGGGAGCAGGCGCGAAGGCGATTTTGAAGTCCATCGATGGCAACATTGCGCTGGAGATTTGCGGGGATGGCGTGCGTGTTTTGCTCTCTCCGGATCCGTAGAGGCGGTGATCCTGCCTTCTTCTTTATGTATATTGAAGGTATTGAAATTTTATAAGAGGTTTCTATGCGGACAAATCCGGCGGTGGATATCAATACGGATTGGCAAATTAACGGAATTGTCAAGCCGAATCATGTCAATGCGCTGACACGGTCAATCAAATACGATTATGTGTTAACCGCCCAAATGCTGGAAGGCAAAACCGGAACGGTTGACGTAGATGAGTTGCTCGGCGGGAACAAGATCAATGGCACGACCGGCGAAGTTCACGTCCTCATCAATACAATGGTTCCGGATAATGTGGAATTGCATTTCCCCGCCAGTTCCGTTGGCGGCCCTAGCGGCACATTGAAAGTTCACGTCCATACTATTGGTCCTTTCACCGCATCCGTGGGCACCAGCGGTATTCCATATATTGAGCATTACTTCCACACGCACGGACCGGCCGAAGCAGTAACCTTCACCAGCCTCCCGCTTAAGATGCACGTAGGCGCGTTCATACTAACCGAGCCTATGGAACTCCGGGCCGGTGCTTCCTTCATATATGAAATGGCACTGGCAGAATTGCCCTTCTTGGCTGATGACCACCCCGGCACGATTGCCAAAGAGGCTTGGATGAGCAATGCCGTTGGCGGCGGAAGCGATGGTATCTTTCGTATTTTTGATACTATTGCCAAAAAAGACAAAGGCCTCCAATACTTACGTATGTCCTTTAATGGGGAAGTTGTCGCCGCGGTAGACGGGCAAGACTTAAAAGTAGGCCCACGCGCGGGCGGCAATTCGTATCAAAAAGTGCCATATCTTTCATTCTCTAATTTCTATCCCACGGATTGCTTGGATATGTCCTCCGTGGCCGAAATAGATTGGACAACGTGGTATACCGCCAACGTCAACGAGCATAGCATTTGGGGAGGTTCGCGGAGATATTGGGACGTGACAAACCCGTATACGGATCTGGCGCTAGATACAGCGTCAATGGTCATAGGGAAGGTCTACAAAATTTCTATACACGCCGCTCGCAACGCACACGATGATGGGGAAAGCGGCGTTGTTCCCCCGTTTTTGAATGTTGAAACCGCAACGACCCCCTTAGGCAACGCTAATTTAATGGGCGGGTATGCAGGCGGGGGGCAGGTGCAGATTACCGGGTTTTTTAACAGTTTGTATTACCCTTCCAATGGCTATATTAAATCCGGCACCGCCAGTGCTACGGTAAAGCTTCAAAAAGCTTCCGGGTATTTCGGCGGCACCTACCCGCAAGGCGTGTCCCCCAACGATATAGTCATGTTTGTGACCCCTAGTGGCTCCCTCGAACGCTCCTGGATTTTTTCGTCTAACGATGAACATCGCCCATACGCCGAAAATACCGTTAGCGAAGCGCTTTCCGCAACGATCACGTGTTATGCGAACGGGTCTATGGAGATTGGATTTAACCGCAACGATACTCGGGGAAATTCATTTACGTATACAATAAATGTCCCGGCTTCCGGAATTAGTGGGGTGTCGACCACCGGGATATTTGCCATCCCGGAGGTCAAATGGAAAGAGCGTATCCCTGATTCAGGTTCTACGTATTCGTGGACAGATAGCGACGGCTTCCGTATTATGATGAATCCGCAGAAACCGGGACCTAGATTCTATTGGCCATACCTCTTGGCAAAGGGCGATGCGGGGGATTATGGTGTGAGTTACCTCACCCCGAAATTTCATCCCGTTCATATGGAAAGTGTGAATGCAAGCAGCGCGGGCAATCCTGACCCTTCATATGTTGGCAGTTACTCGCCGGAAACCCCGTGCTATGAGGCGGTTGTATATCTATGCCGTATAGATGATACACACGTTCTTGTTCTCGGATACTAATGACCCCAGTTGCCATCATAATCACGCGAAATCAAAATCCGGATGCTATGGTGGCAGCCTTGGTGCCACGTATGCCGGTAGTCATCTCGTATGACACTCCGACAAAGGATGAATGGGCGGCCGCCGAAAAGCTGGCAGCCCGTTTTCCATCTGTAGGCATAACAAGGTTTGACAGATCTGTCCCCGGATTCTTTGCCGGGGCAAATCGCAACGCCGGGCTGAATGCCGCCCGGACTTTTCATCCGCAAGCCACACATTATTTTTTCTTTGATGGCGATCGTGTCCCGGACCCATTTGCCTATCAATATATCGATTACCTTCTTCGCGATTACAAAGCGGACTGCTGCCTTTTCACCTGCAAAGAAGGGGACACGCGTGCCATTCGCCGAACGGAGCGGATCCACGGCATAGTCGATACCGGCTGTATGGTCAGCGCATTCTATTCTTGCGGCTTTGTATTGTCGCGCGTTGCATGCGAGAAAGTAATGGAGGCAAACGATGGCGCGTTATTCCACCCCGCATTTAATGGTATATGGGGCGAGGAGGACAAATTCCTTGGCATCCAGCTTGACAATCTCGGATTCAAAACGATCTTCTGTGCCTCGCCGCGATTGGGCGGGAAGGCATTGACGGACGCGGAGCAGGTCCCGAACTATGAAATATCGCTGCAGCGGCGCATAAATCTTATGCAAAAATATGGCTATCCGCTGCGTCCTTTTGATAAATATGTCCGGATGGTCTATGAAAATGGCACCCCGGTCTCCGTGTATATTGGCGAAATTCGCTAAAAATCGCCATTTTTCGAAAAAAAGTGAAAAAAGTGAGAATTTTTCTCAAAAACGGGGTGTCTTTTTCAAAATAAGTATCTATATTATAGACATAAGGATGAGGCGATGTTGCCTCGCCAAACAAGGAAAGAAGATTATGAAGAACAACACCACCGCACTCACCACCACGCTCTCCGCCCGCGAAGCCACTTGGGATTCCATCGGCCATTCGCTGGACACCAGCAAGTTCGATGAAGCCCTCGCTGCTTGCGGCCTCGACTTTACCGCCACGATGTCCCCGGCGCTCACTACGATGCCGGACGGCCTCGTCACCCGCATCCCGAACACCAACGCCGTTGTTGGCACGGACAACAAGATTCACGGCGTGGTCAGCGATGCCTACCACATCATTCAGAACCGCGAGGCATTCGACTTCGCCCAGTATATCACGGAGGACCTCAAGTTCCTTCGCGGCGGCGAAACCGCTACCGGGCTGAACTATATGATTGCCGCCCTGCCGACCGTGAAGATCCTCGGCGACGAAATCACGCCGCACCTGATTTTCCAAAACTCCTTCAACAAGAAGTATATCTGCAAGGTCGCAATCTTCCCGCTGCGCATTGTGTGCCAAAACCAGTTCAACGTGGCATTCAGGCAGGCTGAAAACGCCGTGACCATCCGCCACAGCGCAACCGCCGCCGAAAAGCTGGAGCAGGCAAAGATCACGATGTCCAATGCCTCCGCCTATATGGCGCAGTTCGCCCAGCTGGCCGAGAAGTTCGCCACGCTCCGCACCGGCGCCGATGCCCTGGATGCCTTCGTGGACTATATGTTCCCGATCAAGGCCAATCTCAAGGACACCGAATTGGCCCGCCTCGAAGTCAAGCGCCAGGACTTCCGCAACTGCTACAACGCGGACGACAACGGCAACTTCCGCAACAGCGCTTGGGGCCTGATCAACGCCTACGCGGACTTCGCCACGCACTACTCCGGCACGAACACCAAGAAGAGCGACCGCATGTGCGAAAAGCGCTTCGAACGCAGCCTCGCCACCCCGATGAACAAGATCCTCTCGTTCGCGGAAAGCCTCGCCGCCTAGTCCCTTAACGCGCCGGAAACGGCGCTATAAGCCCCGCAAAATTGGCGCCCATGTATTTGGGCGCCTTTTTTATTTGAGCGCCTTATAAGCGCATTATCGCCGGTGTATGCAAGGCGAAAGTTTTATTATATTTGAAACATGGGCGTAACATTAAGACAAGTGCTGGACGATGAAATGAACCTCGAAACCGAGGAACTCATTACGGATGAATCCCTTGTCCGGCAATATCGTAAAGCGGTCCACTGGTATCGCAAATACCGGCTGTTCCCGCGGACTAATACCTGCAAATACAGCATCGAAACCGGGGAATATGTCCCGGACATCGATATGAATCAAAAGGTCAAGTATAAAGGCAAGACCGTGAAATTGAAGGATGTTGTGGACACGCAAACGCGCGTATTCAACGGCACCGGCACCATCACGGTGACCATCGCCTTAACGGCCGACAATGCCTATTTGGCAGGCCTGCCCCACGAACTGGAGAATTTGTTTGTTGCCTATTGCAAGATCGCGATCGGACAAAAACTGAAATTCAGTTCCTATCAAAATCAACCGTTCCAGCTCGACGGCGAAGCCATCTACGCAGAAGGCGAGGCCGGCCGCAAGGAATGGGAAGAGTTTATTATGATCAACCGCGACGAGGACCCGGAAAACATCACCGACCTCCGCAAAGAACCTTACAAGGGCGTCCGCACCGGGAGCGTTGTTTTCCGCACCGGCGGCACCGTTTTGTGGTAGGAGTAATTTATGGCACATATCCGTATGTATGAAAAATCCAAAACAGTTCGAGGCGATGTCAGTGCCCCGGTCATTGCCTATGTCGGCGAAAGCGGCGAAGGCGAAGATCGCTGCATTGAACTTGAAGGCGACACACTCTTTGATAAGATGCTTGGTCTTTACGATGCGGGCGCTTACGTGAGTATCGGTCCTGCCGAAGGCTCGGACGATTGGAAGGAACTCGACAAGGAAGATCAAAGCGACTACCGCATTCTTCAGGCACGCGCAAAGAAGAAAACCACCTATAAACAGATGGGCGATTTTCTTTCCGACATGTGCGCCGCAAATGAATGTTTCCTCTTTGCCCTTCGCCAAGGCGATGACGCGGTGTGGATCAATCCGGGCGCCCGCTCGGAATTGCGCGATCGCGAATGGCTCGGCGACGACGCCGACTGGCTGGAAGAGGTTTGTGGCGTTTGGGAGAACTATGAAAATAAGAAGATGGAAGCAATCCCGCCGAGGGATGAATGGGACAAGCTCACGCTGGAAAGCACAGGGCTGATCGATCCTATCAAGCGCTACATCTCCCACGTCGTTCCCGCCGCCTGCACCGTTACGATTTATGATGAGCAGCCAAACCAGCCGACCGACGATCGAATGGTGGATATCAAATTCAAGGTCCGCGTTGCGTTTGATGACAATGCAGCCTTTGTGTATGACGGCGAATGCACGCAAACCTACACCGGGGAAGGCGAGTTTGGAATGTATGCAATTCCGAATCTTTACCTTACGCCTTCAAAGGAATCGGATTTCCCGGTCGACACCTCGAAGGTCCTGAAGGGCTGGGCAGGCGGATCGCTGGCATTTTCCGATCTCGCAACCCATATCAAATCCACGCTGTCGAAAACCCCCTACGACGAATTGTTTAAGAAGTCGCCTAAATTGGGGACGATTTATCTTGCAAATGACATGCGCAGCCATATCTATCCGAGAATGCGTGCCACCGCGATGGCAATTCTCTACCCGGAAGAGGATACGGATTACGCCGAATTTGATTATGACACCGCCGAAAACATCCTTTATTCGTATTTCGATGATTATATGCTGCAATACACCAGTGCGGCAAAGAAAATCAAAAAGGAAGTGGATGCCGGAAAGGTGTTTGCCTCCCTTTCGGATATGAAGGATTACGCCGCGACCTGCTTTGCGGATGAATACTCGGCTGACGAATTGAAGGACATCGTGATCGATGGCATTGAAAATCCATCGGACAACTAACGACGGACATGTCCGTATATTAGGATATACGAAGAGGTTAAAATGAGTGAAAGAATTATCAAAACCGGATTAAGCAAAAAATACAAGGACATGCTTGATGCCGTAATCGGGCAAATGTCCGACGGCTATTGGGAAAACACCCCGATGATGCGAGGCTATTGGAAGTTTGTAACGACCGGAACCTCCGGGGACGAAGTGACGCTTAACGTTGATGAGGTGAGCGGCACCCTCGATGGAGATCGCCGCATTGACAACCGCTTCTATGGAATGTCCGACGATGCCGTCAAAAAATTCTTTGCCGACAAAATCAAATTCCTTATCAAGGAAGAAGGCCTCGGCAAATGGGCACGCGACAATGAAGCGACCACCGATTACCTTTCCTACAGCGATCCTTACCGCGTCAAGGACTGTTACTACGCCTACGAGGTCCTGAAAGGCCGTGATGCGCGTAAGCACGCCGAATACGGCGATGTTGAAGAAAGCAGGCAGCCGGTAAAAATCAAGCTGGTCGAAAAGGCAAAGAACGCGGTTGAAGAATTGTTCGCCAAGTGGATTGAAGAAGGCGCCGCCGGTATGCGCCTCCTCCCGGATGGCAAGGGCATTGAATGCCGCGACCAGTATGGAACGCGCATCCGCTACGAAAACGGCGGGCTTGAATTCAGGTTTGGCAAGGACGATGCGGAAGAAGATCTCCTCATCTTGGTGGAAGCAGTTACCAAGCACGCGCCCGCCCGCGTCAAGCACGACAGCGACGACATTTACATCACCTGCTCCGTGACCCCGGAAGAAGGTGTGAAACTTCTCAACGCATTTTTCGACGCCTAATAAGGCAAAGGAACGGATTATGGGAATCAAGCTTATCAAGAAGAACGAAGGTCTCCGCGACCTGAAAACCTTCAAAAAGGACCTGGTCTACGTCCCGGAGTTCACCAATGAAGCCGGTCTTAACGACTTGGTCCAAGATATTCACGCTCAATACAAGAACGGCGAAGACGGCTGGGGAGGCGACGCACAGAGTTTCTCTTCCATTCAGCGCGTGATGGAACTCACCGACTTCCCGTATTTGATTGCGATTGGCGGCAGCGACACCTTGTTTGCCTTCCAGTCGAAATCCGACCGCGACTGCATCCTTACTGACTATCTCCGTGATCCGGACCTGCTGGGGTAAATTATGGGAATCAAACTTGTAAAGAAAACCAACGAAGCCGACCTGAACAAATTCGATGTGTCGGATGTTATTGATGATAGCAAGAAATTTGACTTCATCAACCTGCTCTCCCGCTTGGGCCAGTTCAAGAGTTGGGTGGAAGGCCTCCACGCGCACGTCTACTTCACGATGCCGAAAATTCATTATGCAGCCAGCGGCTCTAGCGGCTTCTGTTACCGCATCTCGAATGAGGACCGCTCCACGCAGGTTCAATTCAGCATCCACGCCTCTACCAACCCGGACAAATACCCGAAGTTCGAAGGCTACATCTACGCCATCAGCCCGAAGGAAACCGCCAAAGACAAGCGCTTTGACATCAATTCGATTGATGACCTGACCGATGCCTTGGAGCAGGAAATCGTAGACATTTGCAAGGGGCGGGCATAATGGCAAAGATTAAACTCATCAAGAACGAAGCCACCGGGACCAAGCAAATCATCGCGTATCCGGCCGACTTCAAAAAGACGCACACCCTTTACATATGCCCGGACACGAAGGCGAATCGCAAACTCATCGATGATGCCAATGTGGAATACAGCATCGACACCGCTGCCGATTCCGACTTCATTACCGGGATGGACAAAGACGGCGCCACGGGCACTGTTCCGTATTCCAAATTCCTTAAAAAGGTCAAGGGCGCATATTCTGCGGTGATGGCTGCTCGTGAATCCGGCGAGGATTCCATCGAAACAACCAAATTCGACATCCCTGAAATGGCGCTTGGCTTCGCCGGGATTGACCCGACCGAGATGGATGATTCGGACCTCGAAGATCTTGATTCCTTCTTGGGCTACGTTTGGCAGGACCTCCGCGATATTTGCGATGAATACGTCGCCCATATCAAAGACGGCAAGGTGGTAGACAACGATGCGTATATCCGCGGGCACGCCGCCGGAAACGGTCTCAAGGTCTCCACGCTCCCCGGCGCATAAACAGCGATTTTACGGCGATATTTTAAGGCGGGTATGTATTTACCCGCCTTTTATATTTTTCAGCCTTAAAACGCGCTTTATGCGCAGTTAATACATACCCCCGGCGATATGCTCGTCCGGATTCCCTTGGACCATACCGAAGATCATATCCTGGACATATTCCTGCCTGCCACGCATACTCAAATGCTGCGTCTCCCCCAGCTGCTCCACCAGCGTTCCAGCCGAAAGCGATAGGGATGCCAGCAGCGCTTCGTGCTGGGAGGCGGAAACCGCATCCGCGATATCCTTGCTGCCTTTGACATAGCGGCCGTTAACCATCACCTTGTCGGGGTGGTCAATCTTCTTATCACGGTTTTCAAGATGCCTTACCTCGAAATCAAGGATCGGGCTCTTCGGCACTTTCATTAGGCCGTGGTTGATGTTGGAGGCGAACTTCAGGTAGGGGTCCTTTGTGGTATCAACGGACACGTATTTCACATTGAAGCCCATCTTCTCCAGCATTTGGCGCATGTCGGCGGATTGGAAGCCGTCGGACGAAACCTGCATAATGCAAACGCCCTTGTTGCGCAAGTCAAGCAGGAACTGGCGAACCTTCCACAAAGGCACTTCCGAGCCCGGACGCGCCTTGATTCCAAATGCAATCGGGGTAATGAGCGACGGGGACAAGCGCAAGGTCTGTTCGCCGGTCAGCAGGTTGCGCCCGGACACTGTCATTTGCTTTTCAATCGCGGACATCGCAAAGCCGAAGCGGTCACCTTTCAAGGCGCCGTCAAGATGGACATAGTAGTTGTATTTGGGAAGTTCCCTCACCATATAGTCCATTATCTTGTCCGCACCATCGATGGACAAAGTGATTTCGTCCTTTGAGATGGCATTGTCGAGGCACTGGCAGGCGACCCACTTTTCGACGTTATAGATAAGGGACATCGAAGAGCGGTTGGCAACGCCCGCAAGGTCCATCAAGGAGCCGGGGAGGTTCTCTTCAAATTCCTCGCGGTAAATGTCCGGGACTTCAATGATGTATCCGGCGTGGTCTTCCACTTCCTTTTCCGTTGTGCATATCATCGGCTGCTGCGTATTCGTGCCGATGAAGACCGGGAATGTCTTGCCGCTGTAAATGCCTTTTTCCTTTTGGACATCCCAAATGGCAGGCGCCAGCACAAGCACCTTTGGGTTGTTCTTCACCGCCTCGATATGGGATTCAAGGAATGAGGAGTCGCTGTTACGGGAGGACACCAGCCAGCGCCGGCAGGGAAGGGAACCGTTCTTCAATTTGAAACGGGAGGACATACGGCGGGTGATGGTTTCATAGTTCTTAACCGCCTGATTGGCAACCGCTTCCTGAAAGTTTGCTTCATCGATGATGGCGCCGATAACAGCCTTACCCAAGTTGTGACCGCCGCGGGATCCGAAGCCTACGCCAACGTGATGCGGGAACATATCCTCGTCCAGCTTTTCGCCCTTCTTCGGCATAAACCTTGAAGTAAAGAACGGGGAGGCCGCAATCACATCAAGCATTTGGTTTGCCATAACGGCGGACGCCAAGTCCTTCGTGGCGGTGACCAGCGAGAAGAGGATACGAGTTGTCCTCAAGAGTTTGTATTTGCGTTGGGGTTCGCGCAGCAGGCACACGTGGTAGAGATCATACATTGCGCCCATAATGGCGAAGGAAGTTTTACCGGCACCGATACAGCCGGTCACGCAAATTTCCTCATACGGGGAATAGAGCGGGTTCGGGTAGATGCGGTGCAAGGCTTCGCGCCAGTATTCGTAAACGGCCTTTCCGTTGTCGTAGGTTTGGCCCAAATAGTAGGGGTCATTCAAAAACGTATCAATGTCCACGGGGACAGATTCATAGCCTTCTGCCTTCGCGGTCAATTCATAAAGCTCGCGGGTGGACAGTTTTGAATAATCAGTAGTAGGAGTCTCCATACACTAAATATACGTCCGTTGTGCGCTTTTGGCGCAATCGAGGGTTGGCGCAATGCGGGGAAATATGGTATATTTAATTCGAGGTTTTTATGGCAATTGAATTTAGCACACCGTCTTTTAAGCCACGTGAATACGAAGGCGAATACATTCGATACACCTTGTATGGGCTGGATTCCGATGGGGATGAACTGGATGACATCATCACTTCCCCGAAAAAATCAACCGTGATTCATACCATCAAGGAGCTTCGCCCGGACTACCGCCGCATTTACAATGGGATGCACGTTACTGCCATCCTCTATGACAAGAACGATCGTATGCTTG